GCACTACTTCGGCGCTTTCTACGGGCTCAGGGGCGTTCGCCCGCTTTGCAATCTGCAATCTTCAATCTTGGTATCTGACAGCCCGAACGCAAGCGGAAACTATGAAATCATCTACAACGCCGCGCCTTCCGCGCCGCCCAGCATTACCGCGCCGGATACGGCGTACAGCGGGCAGAATATCAATATTTCTTGCGCGGAAGCCACCGATCCGGACGGCGACGCGCTGACCTACGTTTTCGAGAGAAGCGCGAACAGCGGCGCGTGGACACAGGTTCAGAGTTCCGCCGCCCGCACGTTTTCGGAAATGGTATCGACTTCGTGGAACACGCTTCAATACCGCGTGAAGGCGGTTGACACGGCGGGCAATTCTTCCGCGTACACGACAAGCGGCGCGATTGCGGTAATCCACAATCAGCCGCCCGTTATCAGCGGGCAGAATGCCGATCTTGGCGTGAAGCGCGAGGATTTCACCTACGAATACAGCGTTACCGATCCGGATAACGACGTTGTAAACGTCGTAGAGAAAATCGACGGAAGCACGATCAACACGCGGAACAACGTAACGCTGGGTGAAACGCTTACCCTTTCCGTAGGCGGAAACACCTTTACGGGGCTGACGAACGCCCAGCACACGATCGAGATTGTCGCGACCGACAGCGCCGGAAACAGCGCAACGCGGACGCTTACGTTCACGAAGGCGATCAACAGATTTGTTATTACCCTTGCGGAGCCGCTGGAGGCGGAGAGCCAGCCGACGCGGTGCAATATCAATGTGAACAGAGATATTCCGGCTGGCGGCACGTTCAAGGTTGAAGCGTGCAATAATCCTTACGACGTTCAGCCCGTTTGGGAGGATTGCACGAACGCGGTAATTTCGGGGCTGGCACACGTATTTGAAAACACCGTAAACACGGCAACGCAGTTCGGATTAAATATCCGCGTTACCGTTGAGCGCGGCGACGCGCTGACGGCGTGCTGGGTATCGGGGATCGGAGGTAATTTTGAATGAGCGTAAAACATAACAAAGCTGGCGGCGGAAACGCGGAAGTGAAGAAAGAATTACAAGAAGTGAAGAAGGAAACGCAAGAAGTAAAGGCGGCGGGCGAAAGTACCGCCGCCCTTCTTGCAATGTGCTTCAAGGCGCAGATCGTGCAGGATCGCGCGGCGGGAACGGACGAGATTTCCGATGAAATGATCCTGCAATCGGCGGAAGTGATCGACTATCCAGAGTGGGAGGACGCGCACAGCTATAACACCGTCGGGGAAATCCTCAAATACAACGGACGTTATTACGAGGTTATCGCGCCGCACACGTCGAACGCTGTTTCCTATCCCGTCGAAACGACCTTCGCATATTACCGCCTTGTGGAGCTTACGCACACGGGGACGATTGACGATCCGATCCCGTATCCGGAAACAGCGGGAATTGTCGTCAACGTCGAGAACGGGAAATATTACAGCTACAAGGGGAAA